CCTCCACCTTTTTTAGAAAATTCTTGCACCCACAATTCAGTAAACATAGTAGTATAGAGTGACATGTTATAACCTTGATGATCTAAATACTCCCAAGATTTTTTACCAACGTAATTTCTAAAATCTAAAAAATCATTGTCGTTTGTTAATGATGTTGAATGATAACTTCTTCCAAAATCTCCATATTTTTTTATGTATTTTTTTGCTTCTGGAAAATTTCTAGCAGCTTTAATATGTTTATTAGAAGCTTTATTTAAAGATTTTAAAAACTCTGGTTTTTGTTCAGTCCAAATAGTTGTGTTAAAATAATTATTTATAAACATGTTATTTAAATGGATATCCAAGGTTCCACATTACCAATGAATATCTTACTCCTTTCGTTACTGGTTTAACTCTATGCCATACAAATGATGGAAATACAATAATAGATCCTTTGGGTAGTATTTCTTTACATTGTATTTTATGTTTAGATTCGTCTCTCATATTAGGTTCATAGTTTCTAAAATCAAATTCTAATTCACCACCTTCGTATTCTGAACCATCAGTTAATTGACAAGTCATAGATATTTTTCTTATTTTTCCATTCATATTAGGTTCACCAAAAGAATCACAATGCCAATCGTAATACTGATTTAGTTTATATTTTGTAAATTGACAATGCTCGGATTCATCCCATTGAAAATTCCAATTTGCTTTTTTATTTGCTTCATGAATATATGGCTGTACTTCTTTATATATCCAAGGTTCATTTAACCAAACTATATTTGAATTTCTTTTTAATTTTAAGTTATTAATTTCATCTTTAGAAAGTTTTTTGTTATCATATGTTCCTGTCACAGCCATGGTTTCAGACTTAGATAAACCATATTTAATAATGTCATCGCATAGTTTTGAAGGTATGGCGGAAGTAAAATGCCAATAATAATTAGATATATTCATAAGTCATTGTCTGTATAAAATTCAATGAATCTTTCTGTTTGTTTTTAATATAATACATATTAGTAGATGGAAACATAATAAATTTATTATCAGTAAGTTCTATATCCCAAGATCTTCCTTTACGTCTGTTGTCTTCATAATGTATTCTGACCATACAGTCTTTGACTTTAACACCATATAATAATGTAAAGTCTGGAGAGTTTTGTAGATCTACTGGATCAACTTGTAATAAAGGAATTGTTGTTTCCGCAGGTTTATAGATATTTCCCCACTTATTTTTTTCAATTAAACATATATTATATTCAAGAAAAATATGTTCTTTAATATATGTATCTAATATATCTAAATTTTTAGAAAAACTAATTTTAGAATTTTTTATGTTTGATTCTAAAATATCTTTTGATAATTTCTCTCTATCAATGTCCCAATTTTTGGGCATCACCACATCACCATAATATAGAGCTTGCTCTGTTAATACTTTCTTCTGCATACCACCACCATTTTTAATTTATGCTAATAGATCTGTCAAGTCCCAAGATTGATTATCTTCATTCCACATATAGTTCCAACTATGTGTTCCAGCCTCATTTTGTGAAGTTTGTTCTGTAGTTAATGCAGGAGCATCACCAATTGGTGACTGCCAGTCAGCTTCAGATATATTTTTTACCCAAGATGCATATGGTTTTTTAGGCCAGAAGATTTGATTATCCTCATCCCAAGTATAACCTATAGCTGCATAATTACCTCTAAATGCTTTTGATTGATCTTCTGCTTCACTATTATCAGCATTAAAATATTTTCCCATCCTAGTATTATAAGATGTTTGAATCCACATTTGTGCAGGCCAGTTATTATGTGTTTCTAAATACTGTTGTCCTACTGCTTCATTTGGAACATCATTAGAATCCAACATATCTTTGTCATCTAAAGTTAATACTTGTAAAACTTTTCCATTCATTCCTATTTTTGCAAAATGTGCCATAATAAATTATCCTCTATTGAAATTTGTACCTAATAATAACTGTGCCAGAACCACCAGAACCACCACTTTGATAACCACCTCCACCGCCACCACCAGTGTTTGCAGTTGCAGGAGTAATAGTGCCGTTATACGAATTTGAACCAGCTCCACCACCGCCAGCTCCACCCGCACCACCAGCATATGCTCCACCGCCGCCAGCAAAAGTCGTTGTACCACCTTTAATTGCAGTGTTAGATCCATCACCTCCAGCACCACCACCGTTAACTGCAGCGTAATTTGGTTTGCTTCCTGCTTCACTAGCGCCACCTCCAGCACCACCATTACCTGTATTATTACCAGGAAAATCAGTAACGTTTCCATCAGCGCCAGGAAAACCTTGTGTCTGAGAAGTTGCAGGGACATTTCCTTGTCCCCCTTTTCCTCTATTACCTGGATACGAAGGTGCACCACCTCCACTTCCACCATCCTGACCAGAAGGTTGATTAGTAGGAGCTGTACACATCATTAGTACTCCACCGCCGCCTGCAGCAGTATAACCATTAAAAACACTATTAGATCCATTTTTTCCTGGTCTACCTGGATTTGGTTGGGTACCACCAGCACCACCAGCTCCAACTGTTACTGGATAACCTTGAGCAGCTACGGTAATTGAAAGTAAACTTTTGTTTTTTTCACTAGCTAGATATTCAGTAACGCTTCCAGGGGTTTCTCTATAACCTCCTGCGCCACCACCACCAACTCCAGAACTAAAATTAGCGCCACCTCCAGCTCCACCGCCACCACCTGCTATAATTAAGTAATCAATATCAGTTGATCCAGTTGAGCTTCCTGCGCATGAAACACAAAAAGTTCCAGGTCCTGTAAAGGTATGAATTTTATAATCTCCGTCAGTAGTAATTGTTCCACCTGTTGCTGTAACAAATCTTTGATCTTGTGCAGCTTCTTTATTACCATCCAGGATTACTGACCAACCTTGTGTTGCGTCTACATATAATAAAGTTGCTGACTCACCGCTTCTAACAATGTCAGCATCTGCTGATTCACCATTAATATTAGAACTATTTCTTCCTACTATAATTTTATTTGTACCTGCAGTTGCAGCGTAATCTTTAATTGCTACTTGATCACCTGCTGAAGGTGAAGAGGGAAGAGTTACTGTTATTGATCCAGATGTAGTATTTACAAAATACCCATTACCAGCGACCGCTGTAAAACTTGCTGTTTTAGCTGTTGTGTCCCAACTTAATACGGCAAGACCTTGAAAGGCCCCGTTGTCTATCATTGTAGTTCCGCATGAAATAACTCCCATTATGAATCTCCTTCTATCTTGGATAAATTAATTTTAAATTTTTCTCCAGATATGTTATTTATTATAAATATATTATCTTTTCCTTCTTGTAAAGTCCAATTTCCTTTGGTTCCATCTACAACATTTCCTTGTTTTTTAGCTTGGTTAGATAGATGTAAATCTCCAGTATATAAATTTCTCCATACATTTCCTGAAGCTCCTAGATCATATGTGTCATTAGAACCAGGTACAATGTTTCCTGTAGCTGTAATTCCTTCTGAGGTAATTACTCCTAAACCTACATCCCCTAAATCTGTAGAAATATCTACAATATTAGTTCCATCTGAATATAAAATTTTGTAGCCTTTATTTGTTGCAGACCATGTAGCACCTGTACCAGAAGTTGTTTTGAAAGTTACGGTGTGAGCTCCTGTAGTTGCATTTTGAACAATATAAGTTTTTTCAATAGAATCAGGAATGGTCACATTAACATTTCCTGTTATAGTTCCTGTTAATTTTAAAACTTGATTTTTACCATTCGATAAAACACCATTTGAAAAAACTAAAGTTGCACCTGAAGTAACTCCAATTGCATCATAACCACCAATTGCTTGTTCAAGAATAAGTAGGTTAGTATTTGTAATTTGTCCCCAAGTTCCTGAATTTGCTCCAGTTGCCTGAACTGTTAGTTTTAAACTATCTGAATTAGCCATATTTTAGATTCCTTAAATTATATTATAATATTTCATTTATGCAGCAGTGTCAACTTCTGTCCAAGTACCAGAAGAGCCTTGATTTACCTCTGTCCATGTTGATGTAGATCCGGTATCTACTTCAGTCCAGACTATGGTTTTTTCGTCTCCTAAAGCCATTGTCATGGCTATACCGGTTGGTCTAGCAACAGAATCTGTTGCATCTGCCTGACCTT